GATGCGGCGGTCAAACGCTATCGCCCCAAACTGATCCTCGCTGAAGCGCCCGGCGGCGGGGCGGACATGACACAACGCGCCATATGGGATCAGCGCATCGATGCTGCCGAAAGCCTGCAAGTGTCGGTGACGGTGCGGGGCTGGCGCGATGAAAACGGTGTCCTATGGGATGCGGGCCAGATATGCCCGGTTTCAATTGCCCCGCTTGGCATTGATCAGGATTTGCTCATCGTCGATGTGGAATGGCGCAAGGACGAAAACGGCAGCGCCAGCGTGATGACCTTGCTGCCGCCGGAGGCGCTGACACCTGAGCCGGTCAGCGTTGCCAAGGCCAGCGGCAATGCCAAGTCGGATATGTGGCGCGGGGTGATTTGATGCTGGCAGGCGAGATGTGGCGACGCCTTTTGTTGTTGTTGGCGCGCGGTGTGTTGCGCGGCGTTGATGACAGCAAGGCGCTGCAATTGATTGCGGCGGACCTGCTGGATGATGAAGTCAAAAGCAATATCGAGCGGCCCGGATTTTACGGCTTCACCTCGCATCCCTTGCCCGGTATGCCGGTCATTGTCGGATTCATGGGTGGCAACCGCACGCATGGTGTAGTGCTGGCGGTGGGTGACCGCGAATTTCGATTGAAGAACCTCGCAGCTGGCGAGGTTGCTTTGTATACGGATGAAGGCGACTACATTCATTTTCAGCGTGGCAGTAAAATTGCCGTCCTGGCAGGTGCTGAAATAGAGGCGACCGCGCCGCTCGTGACCGTGAAAGCGGCGACAAGGGTGCGTATGGAAACACCCTTGTTGGAAGTGACCGGCGAGATCCGTGATCGCTGCGAGAGCGGTGGCCTGAGCATGGCTGAAATGCGGGACGCCTATAACGCACACACGCATCCGGGCGATAGCGGCGGTGTTACCGGCCTGCCCAATACGCTGATGGAATAAGCGGGGCTGCCATGGCTGATATTCGCACTGTGTGGAGCGATGAATTTCAGATTGGCGACTTTGCCCTGATCGACGGGGCGCTGGATGCCACCGCTGATCTTGAAACGGCTGTCTATCTCAGCCTGTTCACATGGGCGCGCGCCAAAGACGATGATGCTCTGCCGGGTGATGCGACTGACCGCAAGGGGTGGTGGGGTGATCTTGATGGTGAGGCACTGCATGGCACAAAGGTCATCGGCTCGCGGCTTTGGCTTCTCGCGCGGGCGCTGAAAACGGAAGCGACGCGGCAAAGCGCGATTGCCTATGCGCGGGAAGCCCTGCTCTGGCTGGTCAATGATGGTGTCGCCGCCCGCATCACAGTGGATGCAGAATGGCAGGGCGATGACCGCCTTGCTTTGATCGTGGCAATTTATGATCGCGCAGGCGCTTTGATCTATGACCGGCGCTTTGCATGGGCATGGACTGATCTCTCCGCATCGCTGGCTTGAGGTGCTTCATGGCATTTACCATCCCGACCCTGAGCAGCTTGCGGGCCCAGACGCGCGATGACATGCGCGCCTCACTGCCGGGCGCTGACAGCCTGTTGCGGCAGAATAATCTCCGGATCATCTCCGACAATTTCGCGGCCCTGATTTACGGCCTCTATGATTATCTGCGCTATATGGCGCGCAATGCCCGCCCCGGCACGGCAGAAAGCGACTATCTCGAAGGCTGGGCGGAGGATTATGGACTGTCGCGCAAGGCGGCGACATTTGCGAGCGGCACCGTCAATTTCACCGGTACGGCGGGGGCATCGGTGCCGCTTGACACGGAATGTGTGACATCCAGTGGCATCCGCTATCGCGTGACATCCGGGATCACGCTGGGCATTGGTGCAACACCCGCGCCGGTCGAGGCCCTCTCCGCCGGTGCGGCAGGCAATCAGGATGAGGGCACAGAGCTGACGCTCACAACCGCAATCAGCGGTGTGATTGCAACGGCCAGTGTCGCTACAGGCGGGATCAGTGGCGGCGCAGACGCAGAGGGTGACGAGGCGCTGCGTCAGCGCCTGTTACAGCGCTTGCGTGATACGCCGATGGGCGGCGCATTGAATGATTATGAGCGCTGGGCACTGGAGGTGCCGGGCGTCACGCGCGTTTGGCCGGTGGCGAATGAGCAGGGCGCGGGCACAGTGACAGTGCGTTTCATGATGGATGACACACGCGCGGCTTATGATGGCCTGCCGCAGGGGGATAATGCCTCGGCGCTGATACCTGGCAGCGGCGATCAACAACTTGTTTGGGACTGGATCGAGCCTCTCCGGCCTGTCACGGCGGATTTATTTGTTGTCGCGCCGATTGCCGATGCGCTCAACATCACCATCACCGGGCTGACAAATGACACGGCGGAGACGCGGGCGGCCATTGAGGCAGAATTGCGTGACATGCTGCGCCGCGACGCCGAGCCCGGCGGCACGATCTATCGCTCCCGCATCATTGAGGCGATTTCGACGGCGGCGGGCGAGGCACATCACACCCTGACGCTGCCTGCCGGTGATGTGGCGCATGCCACGGGCCATATCGCCATTCTGGGGGTCATCACCTATGCCTGATGTACCGCCTGATTTGTGCGGGCTGGACGCAGACGCCTATCACGCGCAATTGCTGAGCCTCTTGCCGCCCGGCCCGGCGCATGAAGCGCCGCCGGGATCGGTGCGCGCCGCGTTCTGGATGTTTGCGGCGCACGGTGCGGCGCGGCTTCATGCGCGCCTTTGCGCGTTGCTGGCAGAGGCGCGGCCCTGCGCAACAGATGAAATGCTGACCGAGTGGGAGACCGATTACGGCCTGCCTGATGATTGTGATCCGCTTGGCCTTTCGCGCTCAGTGCAGGAACGAAAGCTGTTGCTCTGCGCCAAAGCCACGCAGCCCGGCGGTCAGTCCATCTCATTTTTTCAGGATGTGGCGGCGGCGCTTGGCTATGACGTCACCATTGCAGAGCGCCGAGCCTTCACCTGCGGCTTGAGCGAATGCGGTGATGACACCGAATGCGGCGATGAAACTCTGCGCTTCTGGTGGACCGTGACCGTGCAGGGCCCGCGTGTCACATGGTTTGAATGCGGCTTGAGCGAATGCGGTGAAACGCTCGCCACCATCACGGCGGCTGAAGATCTCGAATGCCGGTTGAGCGCCCTGAAGCCCGCGCACACGGAACTGATTTTTGCCTATGAAGGAGTTTAAGCCCCATGCAACATACGCCGCCGCTTAACGGTAATCTGGCCGACCCTGATCGTCCCTGGATCAATGCTGATCCGGGCGCGGGCGTGGCAGGCTCGCGCGTTGACGCTGATTTTTTTAACCGTGTGCAGGCGGAAATTCTGGCCGTCATCACCGGCGCGGGGCTGGTGCCGACGAACGCTGATCTGACACAGCTCTATCAGGCGATTTCGAGCATGGTGACGGGCGGGGCGGGCGGTAAGGTTGCAAAAGCTGGCGACAGCATGACAGGCGCATTGCTGATTGCACTGGCGGCGCTGCAATTGACGCTACGTCACAGCGACAACACAGCGACGCTGAAAGATCATCAGCGGTTTTTCCGTGGCAGCGGCGTCGGCACGCGCGCGGCGCTTGTATCGCTGGGCGATGCGGCGAATGGCCTGTCGGAAATCGACCTGCAATTTCTGAGCGCTGCCGATGCGCTGGTCAAAGCCTTCAAGTTCAAAAATACAGGCCGCCTTGAACTTGGCGCTGACCCGACGCTCGCGCTGGAAGCCGCAACGAAACAATATGTCGATGCGGCGGTTAGCATTCCGGCGGCGACAACATCCGTCAGCGGCATCGTGCAGCTGCTCATTGCCTCCGAAATCGACACGGGCACCAACACAACAAAAGCCGCGACGGCTGCGGCCCTTGCAGGATCGAAGCGGATTGCCAATGCCTGGGCCAATTTTGACGGTGCCAGCGGCACCATCCGGCGGGCTTTCAATATCTCGTCAATCACCCGCACGGGCGTTGGCAAGTATACCGCGAACTTCACAAACAACATGCCGAACGCCAATTACTGTCCCGTTTTCGGCGTCATGTCATCCTCGGCTAGCGTGATGAATATGGGCGCAGCGATTGCGGGAATCCCCGGCAGCGGCCCGTCTCTCATGAGCACCAGCCAGCTCGGTATTCAGGCGGGCAATGCTTCAGGCAATGTCGATATCGACATTGTGACGTTTTCGATTTTTGCAAATTAAGGGTGCGGCAATGAGCAAGGTGATTGCATATCAGGTGGATGGCAGTGTTTGCCTGCTGATGGTTCCAATCAATGATATTCGCCGCGACGTCGAATTGACGCCGGTGACGTTTGTTGCAGAACAATCGGTGGAAACAGATGATGCGCCCGCGCGCTTTGATATCCTGCAACGAGATGCCGAAACACGGCCCGAAACAGATGACGAAGTGCTGGCATGGGTCGCGTTGAAAGACGTGCCGGAGGGTGTTGGCTATAAAATTGCCGAGAACCCTCTGCCACTCGACGATGAGGCGCTGCGTGCATGGTTTGACGCTCTGCCCGCCGCATCGGGCACAGGCATGGGGCACGCTCTTCATGCGGTGCCCGATGGAGACGGCCATATGCCGCCATCGGCATGGCAGCTGGCGGAGCAGGCGCGGATTGAGGCTGTGCTGCGCGGGCGGTTGGAGGCATTCAACACG